TAGACCAACCTGTTGTACCTGCACTGGTATTTGTTCCACCTGATGTTGACGTCGGTGGACATTCAATGGTTACTGTGGGCACTGAGGTAGTATCTGGTCCTGAACTAGTTAACGACACAGAAGTAACTCTGCCGTATGATCCACCACCATTTGATTGTGCTTGACTATCATCAATACCAATGGTTGATACTGCGGTTCCTCCATTACTAATAGTAATAACTGGAGCAGGGGCATTACCTCTTCCATATCCGCCGCCAGGGTTAGTAAGTGTAACACCAGTTACGTGATAATACGTTAAAAAGTCTGGACTAGGCCCTGTGTATGTTGTATACTGAATTGTTACTGCGGCAGCTTGCCATGTTACTGCTAAGAATAATTGTTGATAGATATAACTTAGATTAGGAGTTGCAAGTTGATTAATTCTTTCTTGCATTAATTGCCAAGGATAAGGTAGACCTGACATGCATCCAAAGAAATCTGAATAAGTGTATGTACCATTTGGTCCTGTACCTAATGCACATATTCCTGTACCTGCATTTGCTAAACTTGTATTTGTTGGTAAACTAGTACCATTGGTCAAAGGTAAATCGTTTGTATTTTCAATACCCTGAACTACTCTGGCAAACTTTTGAAAGTTAAAATACTGAATGTTTTTAATCTGTCTCATTGCAATACTAAACGCTCCACAGGCAACTGCTTGATCAGCAGGTATAATGTTATCTAAGTACGACCCAAAGCCAGTGGGCAATACGTTATAGTTATTAGGGTTAAGCGTTTTGTTTGTTGTTTGAGGAGTACCTGTTGGTAATTGTGTTCCTACATAACTCTTGATAGCAGGAGTGTTCAATGCATTGTTGAGACTACCATTACTGTAAATCAAATAATATGTTTTACTATTAGTAGGCAAGCCTTGCTCTGCGTTATATACGGGAACAGTCAATGATGTATAACTATTCGGGAATAAGTATACTGGATTCAATAAGTCTGCTAATGAATTAAATCCTGTAGTATTACATTGAAGCGGGGCTAATACATGTTGTAAGTTTTCACCAGTGATGATTAAAAATGCACCATATATCTGTTGCTCTTGCTGTGCTGAAATGTTTTGTGCAGAACCAGTAGTAATTGCAGCAACATCAGTACTAGATAATCCGGCAGCAATTAATGCCAAACTCAAGTCTTGCGTAACTGCATTGTTCTTACCTAAATTTCTTAATAAGTTACTAGGTAATCCAAACGTAGCAATATCATTAAGATTAATTACTTTACCTAAATTGATACAGTCTGTGCCAAAATAATAACATGATAGTGTGACCCCAGAAATGTCTGCACTAATCAAGTCATCCATGTTACTGTAAACACCATCTAAGAATGTTTTACTATTATTCATTGCTGTGATGGCTTGATTAGAATAATTAATAAAACCACTTGCACTCATGAATGATGCACAAAATTCGTTGTATTGAGGTACAGATTGTGATACACTATTACCATTCCAATTAAATTCATTCCATGCTTGTAGTGCATGTAATCTAATATAACCCCACTGAGTTACACTTTTGTTTGGATTAGTAGTATCATAAGGCAACCAACTAGCATCTTGCACTTGATCTTGATTGCCATATGAGACTGGATAGCCGGATGTTGCTGGGGCAGGCATTGCAGGGCTTACACCATTTGCGGTAGCAGTTGCAACTGCGGTAGTAGTCCAGACACCTGCAGGGTCTTCAACAATATATGTAGGTGGTTTACTATTACCCAATGCAGGTATTGTGTTTGCACCTATAGATACAAGATGGTTATATGTTGTGTCAGTTAGTAGCCCACGCAAATAGCCATCATTGATGGCCCAAGTTAACATTCTTAATACTGTGGTTTGAACAATGCTACCAAAACTATAATCAGTATTGGTTTTGCTTGCGCACATGTAACTAGCAGCCACAGGATTAATAGTTAGGCCAGTATTTTGTAATACTGATCCTAATACATTAACTCCTAAGGGACTTTGTTTTCCTGTATCTGCCATATATTCCTTTTATGGACAAACAACAGTTGAACTGCCTTGTACAATGTTATGTCCACATGTAGTAGAAGAGCCAACTCTTAAGACAGGAACGCCTTCAGCAAATACTGAAGGGCTACCTTCAGTAGTTTTTGCAGAATTATGCGGGCCTTTGTGATTAGGGTGTGGAGTGATATCACTCACATGCAATCCCACCGCAATACTATCTGCAAATACTGTGCCGGCACCACGAATAATCTGTCCGCCAACAGCATTTTGATCACCTTTCCTACTCAACTGTGCCATGTTTTATCCTAAAATTAGTTTCTTGTCAGGCACTTTAATACCTGTAGTTGCTTCAATGTACTTCATTTTGACACTATCGTCAGTAAGTACAAAAATAGCAATGCTATTAGTATTTAGTCTATATTCATTCTTGGGGTCTGCGGTAAACAAGCTAGGGACTAATCCCAAACCTTGATTTGCAGGTGCAACACTAACTGGCTCTGATACAACAATGCATCCAGCTTCGCTAGTGTCGATTACTTTGGCGATCAATTCTTCGCCTGAGTTTAATTTAAATGAATATACTGATCCGGTTGTTAAGTTCATGTTTTGTTTCCTTTGTAATACTTATCATAGACTAGTACTACATAAACGAAAGTTATGCGGCCAAACGAACTTTCAACTGATCATATCCGCCCACAAGTTCTCCGTCTAAAAAGATTTGTGGCACAGTACGTGCTGTAGGAACTGCTTCAAGTAATTCTTCTTTTGTGTAGCCATCACCGATTTTCTTTTCTTCAAAATCGATACCTTTTTGTTTCAATAATGATTTTGCCATATCACAGTATTGGCAGTTGTATTTGCTCCAAACGATTGCTTTCATATTTTTCTCCTTCTAATATATAATGGTATTGCTAATGTTAGTATGTATCCTATAATGAAATATTCTAACGGATAGCATGGGTTAATATTCCAATTGACTATAAAAGCCAAAACATAGAATAATGTCACGTTTAAAAACCAATTCATGATATTTTCCTTATATAATATTCTTCTTTGGGTTTGTTAAATTTAAAATCTGCGGGCAATTCCCAATCCCACAAACCTGTTTCAATGCGTTTCATAATTTTATCAAATATAATTTTGTTAAACTCGGGAGTAAAATGACCTGCCATTAATTCTTTGTTTTCTTCCCATATCATTTGTGAATAATCTTTAGGTAGTCCTAATAATTCAGTTTGCAAATATTGCATAGCCATCAATGACATAGGGTTTAATGTTGAATTATAACTTTTTGGAGTATCACCGAACCCTAATCTAATAGATATTTCTTCTGACATAGAAAAACAAGGAATTATTAATACGTTGTTGTCCAACGATATAATTTTCTCTATCATCAATGATGCTACTGTTTGATTAAACTCATCACATGATGCTAGAAACCATCCTTTAATATTATTTACTTGTTTGTCAGATATACTATTAGGTTGAGTTTTACAATATACTTCTAAACTAGACAAACTAGGTAAAAAATTAATATGTCCATGATTTGAAACTACGGGTTTAATATATCTGCCAGGCTCTGTTACTAAGAAAACATTTAAATCATAATCAGTGTGATGTTTTATAAAATTGTTATAAGAAAAATATATCGATGATCCTGGCGCCCCGTAATTATATAATTCAGCATTATAATGCTTTTTTAATAAACTACTCCAGTGATAGTTATCCATGCCTTGATTACTTTTATCATATGCAGTATTCGCAAAACTATCACCGTATACGGCTATTTTCATAACTCCGGCAACTCATCATAGTCAATAGTGTCACTCATTACACCAATAACATAATTTGTTGATTCGCTTTCTTGTAATGCAGTTTGTTTCTTGCTAGTGTCACTATGCTTATTGAACCACGGAATAGGACTATTCTTTGGTGCAGGATTTTGATACTTAATACCGATTTCTTTCAATGCACTTACTGCTGTATAATCAACAAAGTCTTTTAAGATGTTTGCATTCAGTCCAATAACAGGACCTTTCTTAAACAAGTATTCAGCCCATTCTTTTTCTTCACGAATAACATCCATGTACAATTGATAGACTTCCTGTTCGCATTCTTGTTTAATAGCAGCAAATCGGCTATCTTCTTTAACAACTTGATTAATTAAGAATGCTGTCCAGCCCTTGTGTAGTAACTCATCTTGTAAAATTAAACTAATGATGTTGCCGTTACCAATAAAGATTTTATTCTCAACCATTGCAAGACTTGTAGCAAATGACACCATGAATCTAAATGCTTCCAATGCATAACTTGCATGTAGTGCCATATAGATTGCCTTGATGTGATCTGCTTCTGCAATATATCCGTCTAATTCTTTGGCACAATTTAATCTGTGCAAATCATCATAGTACTTGCCTACACTACTAGCCATGTCAACAATCTCTTTGGTGTCATGAATAGTGTTAAACACATCTTTGGGTACATTATAGATGTTACGAATGATATGGCTGTAACTACGACTATGAATGTTTGTTTCAAAGAACGACCAATTACTAATCAATGCTTCTAGTTCAGGAATAGATACAACTGGCCCAAATACTTGATTTGGCGCACGACCTTGTAAACTGTCTAATGCAGTTTGTCTTAACAAGTTGCTAGTAAAGATATGCTTGACTGCATCGCTTGCATCTTTGAAATCACCAGCGTCCTTGGTTAGAGAAATTTCTTCTGGAACCCAAAAGAAACCACGGGCTGTTGTTTCAAAGTTTGCAATCTTTTGATACTTGACTTCTTCAAAACGTTGAATGGTAACTGGGCCTTCGGGGTCCAAGAACATTTTACGTGATAGATAGTCTGTTTTTGTTGTTAAGTTGTATTGTTGTTTGCTCATAAATGTTTTTGTAAAAATTGTTTTAGTTCTGTGGGATCAACCAATTTACCGATGCTTAATATAAGTCTTGGTTTATTTCCTGATACTAACGTATGTCCATGTTTCCACATACTTGAGAGAATCATCCAGGCTTCACCTTCTTCTATTTGATACTCTTTGTCGTCAACTATCGGCATGCCACCTTCTTCAGGTTTCAACAACATAAAATTCAATCTCAAATGATGTAATTTTTTATAGTTGTTATCAATAGTATCAATATGTATTTGGCAAAATCCTTCATTTTCAGACACATGTAATGAATCACCAAAATCTGGTTCTACTTCTGTGTTTATAAAACCCAATGATGTAAATAAACTGTTACTGAAATCATGCACTTCATCTGCTAAAGGAATGTCTAATTTATCAAATAAAATATTTTTGTTAATTACATACTTATGCGTTTGTACTCCGCGTTCGTTCCATGGCAATGATGATTTATTATAAAAATCAATTAATTTTGTTTTCAAATCTTCAGGAACACTATAAGGTATTTTAATGTTCATGATTCATATCCAAATCTAATACCAAAGAAAGTTCTAACAGCATTTACATTTGGCTTGATCTCAGTTACCCAATGTGTTTCATCTGTTGTGTAAATTACCAATCTGTTGGGAATAGGTAAGATTTTTATCCCATTGAAACATAATTCGCCGCCCCATTCTTCTTGCCATTCATCTCCGCAATAAAGAAATGCTTTGTAATTTCCTGCCATGTTAGTTAGATCAACCATATTTGATAGATTAGCAGTATGTAGAAAATCTATATGCGGCGGGATTACATAGCCTGAATAACAGTATTGAAAAAATATGTTTTCTATTG